ACACCATAAAATAAATTATATATAATACAATTATTCTATTAGCATAATAGCATTGAATAAAATACAACAATCAACCAAATTTTACACTTTTATTGAAAAAAAACCAGATCTACCTACCTATAGCGTGTGTGGCGATTTACCCGATGATTATAATTATTCATTGATTATTCCTAAATTCCATGTGCTTGGAACCATCGACGTTCGTGTACCCACACTAAATAAAGATTTGCATATATTAAAAAAAGAAAAAATCACCCAAAGCCATTATTTAGAGGATGCTGACACTATCGCTAAACGGTTTAGGGATTTCTTCCTTCTGTATGCATATGTAGACACGGAGACGAAATTTACGAAATCGTTCGTGGATATATATAGTTTACATCAGGACGACGACGCTATCTATTTATTGTTTGAAGTTGTCTATTCAGATGGACATATCCCCTTTCCAATTCCAGCCTATAGTATTGAAGATTTAGAAGAAGTCATTAATGAATTAGAAAGAGAGAATTCCGAAAAGTCGGATAGGATTGAACAAATGCAAAACCATAATTTTCGATTACAATCACAGATAACGGCGATGAATGATAAAATTCAGACCCATCGTAATCGTTTAAACCGAGTTGTTTTACAACAATATAGAGATAGTGGAAAGCAAGAAAATTGTCCGGTCTGTTTTATTAGTATCCCGTCTGAAAAATTAGTAATTCCCGATTGTTGTCATTTTATTTGTCACGATTGTTCTCAACAATGCACGGTTAATCGCGATTTAAAATGTCCTATATGCCGTGAAATATCTACCGCGTTTATATTACGCCGATAATATTACGCCGATAATATTACAAAAATATACATATTGCCATAATTATATTTTTTGTAATGCGTTTTTTCAATATTATATATATAAATGACTAATGATATTAGTAAAAATATAATTATCGAAACAAAAATAGTAGTCTTTGTTCCCTATTGTGATATTTATAAACGTTTTATAGAAGATTGTTTATTATCCATTGCCGAACAAAAATATTCCAATTATGAAGTAGTGATTGTTAACGACGGGTCAGTCGACACCGACGAATTAAAAAATTTTATTAAAAAATATAATAATATTATATTATTAGACTATGCTGAGAAAAACAATGGTCCTGCTTTTAGCAAATGGAAATTTATTGAATATATTCAAAAAAATATTAGTAAATATAACATGAACGACATCGCATTCATAATCGATGGCGATGATAGATTAGCCTGTGATGATGCATTTTTAACTATCAACGACGCATATCAGAATAAAAAATGTTGGATGACTTATGGCAGTGCGGTTGGAAAATTTACAGAGACGCAGGGTCCTATACCAAATGATTGTGATAACATTCGATTGCGCGATTGGATATATTCCCATCCGCGAACGTTCAAACTAGCATTACTTATGGAATTCGTCGCGAATGACTTTAAAATTTTAAACGAATGGCTTACAAAATGCACCGACAGACCACTTGTTTACAATTGCATAGAAATGGCAGGAAAAGAGCGCGTTGCATTTATTAATAAAGTGTTATATGATTATTTAGAACATGATCAAAATTCATATAAAACAGTAGGATATGCGTCAAAAAAAAGACAACAAGACTACGTTCGTGATATAAAACCAAAAGCAAAAACAATAGAAGATATACATATTGTGATGTGCTGTTGGAAACGAATACAATATTTAGATAATCAAATAAAGAATCTAAATGAACAAACCGTTTCGTCAAGGATTCATTTACATTTATTAAATAATAATGAGGACAATAAAAAACAATTAGATGAAATGGTCATCGATTTTAAATTAAGATATAAAAATGTTAAAATAAGCCTAACACATTATAAAAATGAATATTATGGATATCAGCGATTTCTTTACATAAGAGATTGTTTGATTAAAAAATATAATATAGATTATGCCATAATGATAGACGATGATCAGCTTTTTGAAAACGATTGGGTTGAAAATATGTATAATTCTAGAGAGCCCAAAACATACAAGGCTTGGTATTGTAAAAAATGGGTATATAACAATATAGATTATTGGAAAGGCAGTTTTTTAACTAGATTGTACTGTAAAAATAAACTTGTCAATAAAGATATAGATAATATACATTATTGCGCAACATGTGGCTGTATAATTGATGTAACCATATTTAATGATAATAGTATATTTTGGGACATTCCGTCAGATTTACCGCCAGGCGTTACTATTTACAATATAGAGGACCTTTATCTATCTTTTATAGCAAAGAAAGTATATGGGTGGGAACTCGTATTGAACAAATTTCCGGAAAAAGTTTCATATAACGACATAGATAATGAATCTAAGGCCGTTAATTTATTTTCATCTTTAATTCTTCAAAAACAACTTCTTTTAGAGTATTTAGTGAATAAATATGGATTATAATGGTAGTAGCGTTAGGTAAATTGTACCTTTTTGGGGAAATTTTATTAAGGTCTATCCCTTTCATGCATAAATATATTTATGCACGAATTAGTGGTAGGTAAATTGTACCTTTTTAGGGAATCTTTAAAATAAAATTATTGAGCTAGAATAATTTTATTTGCATAAATGCAGCTACTTTTTATTGCAGACATTTCGACATATTTTTTAGAGGTACAATTCACCTACCGCTAGCACGAATAGAGATTAACATAAATTTGCCGAATAACATATATATTCATTTATATCGTTTTTCTGCAAGACGAGAATCCGTAAAAATACATGGATCATCTAGAGCCGCAAATGTTTTTTTAGGATTATTATCAAATCTTTTATTTGCTGTCCCAGATTATACACATAAAAATTATTTCTCTAAAATTATAACTCTGTGCTTAAGTTCAAACTTACAAATTACACGCAACATTTATTGCATTTCATTTATGCTAAGTAAAATGTAGCTATATGCCTAATAGGAGACTTTCTTATTCTTTTTTTCTATATCACTCTTTTTCGGGCGACAAACCGTCTAAATCTTTCATATCTGAACTTACCATTACAAATGAAGTTTTTCAACTCATCAAAGATAATCATTTTGCCGAATTGAAAACTATGTTTAGCCGTCTTGGTAACAATCGTTCGATATTCAATCGTCCAAACGAATTCTCTATCACCCCCCTTATTTTATCCATTGTATTTAATCGCATCCAATGTGTGAAAGTACTTATCGATATAGGTGTAGATATTAATAAGCCAGATGAATTGGGAAATACGCCGCTACATATTGCTTGTTTCGACGGTAATAGCGAAATCGTTCAATTATTATTGGATAATAAAGCCGAGATCTTTACATTTAACTGTTTTAATGAATGTCCATTTTTATCCGCGTGCATTGCCAATAACATGAGAACAATGCAGCTTTTGTTACAAAACGGTGCTTATCCTCATAGACGTGATACAAAGGGACAATCGGCGATTCATATTGCTTGTCAATTTGGTAATAATATGGCGATACAAATATTATTGGATAGAGGCGTCTCTATTGATTGTCGAACCAACGATGGCAAAACGCCACTTTTCGTAGCATGCGAAGAAAAACAAATAAAAACCATTGAATTTCTTATAGACAAGGGTGCGGATATAAATATACCTGACAAATGGGGGAGACGTCCTTTATTAGCATGTTATGACGCAGCCGTTAAACAAATCTTACGACGATTTGGTGGAAAGTTATAACATTTTTGTAGAAATAGGTTCTTCGAATTCTAGCCGTTCATTCAATTTTTCAATACTCGGTGGTGGTCGTTCAATAAATTTACTATATCTAAGCCGTCTGGAAATAATAATATTGGCTAATTTAGAGGGTTGTTTGGGTCTATCTTGTTGATCTATGTATTTGCATATACCAATACTTTCTATCAAGTTTTCAAAATGTCTGTTTATTTCGGTTTTCTCTTCATCAATAATTTTAGGTATGATCGACATCAAATCATCCACCAACATGATGGATTGATAAGGTGTAGCGGGATCACTTACATTACATTGGATTCCGATATAATAACATATTTCACCCGATTTGTATACTGGAAACAGTGAGAGCAAATTACGGAAGGGCGTTCCGTCTTTAGTATAATTCGTCAATAACGTTTTGCAGGCTTTCCCCTCTTCGAGACATTTTGTCATATGTTCACGCGTTTCCTTTTCTGCCTCTTGCTTAACCCGCAAAAGGTACAATTTACCTAGCCATTTCATAACTTGTGGCCGCTGGCAAGATATTTTTATATGTAACAATAACCTTAGTTATATCAGTTGTAATTATTTTATTACGCAATGCGCTAATAAAATAATTTTGGTAGGATAGTTGGTTATTTTAACTGCCAGTGGCACAAACCCCTAAATTTACATACCATTATGTTCAAGTCGTTGAAGCCTTTACACTATACTATTTAGAGACTGAAAGTAGATGTGGCTTTAATGGCAGAAAATTTTGGATTGGAAGCAACATCGGCACCACTCTTGATACGGATATCTGCATCCGAAGGAATGGCGGTGACTGTCGCTGTGTGTGCACCACGAGCCAAACCTGTGAAAATGCCAGTTGTGTTGACGACACCGTCTATTTCATAAGATACATCCATTGAGGTCATCGCATATTCTCCAGAGGGGAGCATGATGCGTGCGGCACCTTCCATTATCTTCAATGTCGACGAAACTTGAACAGAGTCGGCGGTGAGATTGCTAACATCGACAACAAGCACGTCAGGAACAGCTAAAATAGAGACCTTGTACACCTTCTGTGTAGCAGTCTTTGTGTAACCATTGCTCTGTGTTGCCTCAGGGAGAACAGTAACAAGGAACGAAATGGTATCACCGTCTCTGAAAGGGAGAGAGTAAGTGTTCATATCAGCGCCCTTATGCTTAGTGCTTCCAGTAGAAGTGAGATTTTCTTTCTCAAAACGATCAATCTGTGTCAACATCTGAGACTGAATAAGTCTGGGTAAGTTATATTGAGAATCCATGATTGAAGCATCGCCAGAATAGAGGGACGACGTAGCGTGAACATAAGGGGTGCCATTTTCGAATTTATCGGCAACTAACGTGCCAGTAAGAGGGTTGCCAGCCACTAAATCGTTAACTGTTATGTTAGATTGGCTTGTGCAAGCGTCTTGAACATTGGAGAAAAATCCGGCATAATACGTATCAATGTCGCTATTTAATCCACCCTCCACCGCATGGACGTTGTTGAAAAATTTGATCTCACCAAGATCAAATCCAAGCGTCTTAACGACGTGTCTAACGAAATCGATTCCAACCGTGTTAGAACCTTCTTTAGAACTCTCAGCACCCTGGTTTAAGGGTCCTTTAACATTCAAGGAAGAATGGCTGATGTTCACGTTACCGGGAGTTGTCTCATACAAAAGCTCGGCATTAATATTCGACCATTTAGTACCATCATACATCAAGAATGCCTCGTCTAATTTCTTGTCAACTGTAGCCGGATCATCAAGTGCTTCCTCGGGGACAGCAAATTGGAAAACCTTCTTTAAGACAGATGTGGGCACAGGCAAGTAAGCCCATGCGTTAACACCGGTGTAATCGGTAACTGTAACACCCGTAGAATCTAAGTGCGAGGCACCGAATTCGGCAGACATAGAGGGTAACTTAAAGTCGATAGCACTTAAATCGGTTGTGGGTTTGTTGTTGGAGCGTTGGGACGCTAATGTGGGAACGAGGGGATTGGGGTTTCCGGCGGTAGCAGGCATTTATATATGATATATTGATTAAAAAATATACAAAAATTATAATTGCAATAGAAAAACGAATCTTCTAAATCAATAGAGACAGGTAAATTCTAAAGTTAGAGAATAGTCGTTATTATTCATATCTACTAATTGTCCGAACTTATCCACCACGCGAAAATTCAATTTTTCAATTCGAACATCGCCGAAATAATTTCGTTCTCTGAAGATGAAATCATTATTATTAGCAAAAATGACGTTATTAAATACTTGATTAATAGTAAGTCTAGCCAGTATATTTTTTCCTAAATAATTGTCATCGCCAAAATAGGAAATGATTGTATTTGAATCGTAATTATTATTAAAATCATCTACTTCTAAAAACAAATAGAACGGCATTCCGCTGCCATAAGATGCTTCACTTTTTAGGTGCCCGTGATAAACCAAATCTGTATTATAATCTATATAAAGGTCTTTATATCCAATTGCATTATATTTTGGCTCACGAAACCCTAACATCCAGCCAGCAGTCTGATACATCTGTTTAATATTTAACGAATCTGTTGTAACACCCAATTGGGAAACAAAGCAAATCGAATATGAAAAGTCGGGCGTATAATGATTAGAACTAGGGTCATACACAGAATAATTATTTGAACCATCGATATAATCTGCACTTCGTGCAAGATTGCTGTTTAGATAGCCCCCCTTCAGATTCGCATCATTCTCGTTATTTTTCATGCGAAACCTGGTGCATGATGTCACAGAATCAATGATAATTTCTAAAAATTGTAGCCCGCTCTTAAACTCTTGCCCTTCGTCACCGTAATCAAAATAATTTTGCATCAACCGTTGAAAGGTGCCACTTAAATAATTACCGTCTGGTATAGTCACGGTGTAGGTCATGCCACGTGGTCCATTCGTTATACTACTCGTAGTAATAGTGAAGGTATTATTTTTTTTTTTCGACGAAAATGTATACCAAAAATTCGGTATTTCTGCGGATATTAATTTCATGGAAACAACATTTTTGATTGGATCTGGCAAAACAATTGTAAAATTATTTACATTGGAATGGATTTTATTACTAATGTAATTACTCCTAAATAAACTGTCCACGCTTAAAACCTTGGTAATAGTCCGACGTTCTATCGGGTTTAATGTACCCGCTGGATATTTATAGTCATATGTATTGATCGTTGGTATAATCTTTTCTTTGACAACCTCATGTGATCCCCCCTCAGTAATGGAAGGGCTATGAAGAATCGTATAACTATTCGGTAAATATTCTTCGGGTTCGGGCGTTGTTTTTGATTTTTGTAATTTAGAGTATTGAACCATTTTATCACAACAGTTCTTCAGAAACAGAATATATTTCTTATAAAAACCAATATCTTTGATTAATTCACATTTTGTCATTAACCGATGAGTATTTTCGACGATTATATTTTCTTCGATGGTTGGATCCAATTTAAACAAAGTGAATATTTCATCGGTTGAATAATTATTTATATCTAGATCGATGTTTTCCATAATATACACATGGAATACAAAATATATTATGAAAACAGACTTAAAGATTTTGCCACTATATTTATCATCAGACTAGCATAAAATCCAGTCGTCAAAAACTCGATAGTTTATTCATACCACATGTACTTTGATGAAAGTTACGATCCAAATGAGGAAAATGATACAAATTCTTCCATAACAAGTGCAGTTAAAAGCCGCTTCCGTAATACCAATAATCTTAGCACTCTAGATAAGAATTTTGTTACACTAAAGCGAATTGTAAAAAGACCAGTTGTTCCAGGCTTGTCCGTTTCTCTTCTATATGATTCTTCAACAACGCCGCCGACCTATAAAACGGTTACTATCAAAACTATAAACGAAGATGGAACCTATGATATCCAGTTTGGCGATAATGAAAAAGAAAATGTATCTCGTAATGTCAAGTCGAAGTATATTTTTTTCCCGTCATCCGTAACAAATGGTCAAAAAGTAAAGATTGAATATTACCATACAACAAACAGTCCTGGTTTTACTGTTCGAAATGCCGTAACCGGAATGTATGAAACGGGTTGTAAAGTGGGTTCTTCTGACGAGGACGCATTCTTCAAAGTAAATGTCAGTAGCAATGGTACAAATACAAGGGATCCGCATATTTTGTATTTCGATAATCCCGAACAATACGAAAGACATTTTGTCACCAAAATATCTCAGGCAGATAAGGAGAAATGGAACCTGAAACACCATAAGTATATTACAAAAAAAATGTAAATATATACTAGAAGATGTTGAATTCTATAGACGCATATTTGGATAAATGGATATATAATGGACCTTCTGGGGTTCCATATGCAGCGTTGGGTATGACAGGAGTAACGGTTGCGTGTTTATTGTATGTGGTTATAACCGATTCTGCTCTGGAAATGGGAACCACGATAGCCAAAATAATAACACCTGAGATTGAGACAATGAAAGAAGACGTAGAGACGATAAACGAAGGTGTGGGTGAATTTATTGAATCCACAGAACCAGTCGTAGAAGAAGAATTGCAGAACGCGGAGGCTGAAATAAAACAGGAAGAAGATGGCGCAAAAGAAATCTTCGCAACAACGGAAGATGAAAAGAAATCCCCAAAAGAGGAGGTAGAAGAAGATACCTATAAAACAGGAGGAAAAACGAGAAGAAGTAAATCAAAAAGAAAAAAATATACAAAAAGAAAACGAATGATCCATAGGATCTACGTCAAGTAACTATTTCATTCACATAATTGGAAGTGAAATAGTTTAGGAATATTTGTCGCAAATGGTGCACAATTTACTTTGGTAAATAACCAACGCAGCGATTAAAAAAATTATTAATTGCCACCGAATCCGCGCCAACAACCATATCATCGGGAATGTAATTCACATTCCCCTGTTTATAACAAAAAATGGCAGGAACCCCGTTGATGACGCGTTTTTTCTTCAAAAATGCATATATTTCGAAATTAATATCGATATCAATCTTTCCACACACTACATTGGTAGGCGCTGTTGAAAACCAATGTTCCACTTGGGGCTCTATTTTTTTACAAGGGCCACACCACTCGGCCCCAAATTTAATAACAATCAATCCAGGATTTTCGCTAAGAATCTTGGCAAATTCATCTACCGACGGAATGTTTGTGATCATAGTTTATTATTACAACAAAATGTCTTTAACTGTTTTTGAATATTGTTCAATACGTTTTTTATCGCGAGTGGCCATCAAAAAAGTAGAATTCCGAAGTGCATTGACGTTTTGCTGAAAGGTTAGTTGGTCTTTTGAAAATTTGGAATCATTATTGATTTCATATCTTGGTTGTCCACCGTTATTACTACAAAAATGGTCATTTAGAGGGAAAAAATGATCGGGTTGATACACCCAATTATACCAATCGTCGCAACACCAATTCACAATCTCTTCTGGAAAAAAACATCCGAAAATTTCCATATGTTTTCTTGATACAAACGCCTGTGTTAAAATGCGACCATTATTATTAATGGGTCCCGTCAATCCGATATCTTTGTTTTGCTGTAACGTCGCAATCGAATCATTGATCCATCCATTTGTGTGAAAATGGATATCATCACCACATTGAAAGAAATAATCACAGCTTTCATTGTAGGCCGTGTTGAATAGACGATTCCACATGATCGTAACATGCCCTTTAGGAACACCATTTATGACATAAAATTGAAAAGACACATTTTTGAATACTTTTGAAAAACGTGATATTGCTGACTGTTGTTCGGGATCATCGAAAATGCGATCTTCTGGATCGATACCGATATATAAAACATATTCGTGTTCTTTATCCATTGTCATCAAAAAGGTTTTCAGTGTAAGATTATATAAATAGGAATCTTTGATATTGCTCCAATCATCGCGACCACGCGATGTCGATAAAATAAGTAGACCGACTTTCATTTTTACTACATATACTATGTATTTCTATATCGATTCTATGAAAATTGATTATTACAAAAAATTGAACGGTTTTTGTAATAAAGGGCAATAAAACCACACAATTCATGGCAAACCAAATTGGTTACTATTATGACTCCGTAGTCGCGATGACAAACATCCGTAAAAATGCCGTGACAAAAAGTATTCAAAATGCAGCAACTCTCGAAAAAGATGGCCACAATTTTCAGTGGATGACACAAGAAGATTTCGAAACCCGGTTTTGGTTTGAGGTCGGTCATTCAGAAAGATTGCCATTCGAGAAACAGGTTCATCGCCAATGTATATTTTGTAAAACCTGCGGCAATTATACACAGCTCGGTTCTATGGAAGAACAATCACATGTATCACAAAACTGTTGGTGTTTCTGTGATTTACCAGAATTGGAATCTATATCGGATGGTTCACTAGAAGACTCGTAATAAATATCACAAAAATTGTTCCAAAACGTCGAATATATTTTTCTTCGGATCAAATCGGTTATAATCTAACGTGATTTGTGCCGAATTTGTCAATTTACAGATTCGATGAATGACTCCATTGCCCATAACCATTCCTTGTGCCCCACCTTGTAGATCGAAGACAATCGAATATGGTTTACACCATAATAAATTGATCAAAGAGGAACCATGTCTAAAAATGAAAATTCTCGTGCTATTAAACAGATTGATTTGTTCGACAAAATTTAGGTCTTCGAGAACAACAACACCCTTAAATGTCCATTTCGTATTTTTATTTGCTTCCGTTATAAGAGTTCGTAATAATATATCATCCAATTTACGATTTTGTTTTCGATCTATTATGATGAGTTCATTGATAAATTCAGGAGAAGAATTGGAGTTTGCAATAAGATGTTTTTCGAGAACATGGGATCTAAATTTCGATAATTTATTATAAATAATTTCATCTTTAAAACGTACATCTTGACGATTTATTTTTCTTACGGGATAATAATCTATACAATTCCAAGGACTTCTTTGGTGATTGTCGTTATCCGGGTAAATAAACACCTGTTTAAATAAATAATCGTGTTTTATCAAATGTTCGAAAATGATAGGCTTGTCGGTTACCAATTCAATTATATCTTTCCAAGTTCCATTATAATTATTTCCAGCATTATTGATCAAGGGTAAATTTTGCGTTGGATAATTCAAAATGTTTTGTTTTTTTATAAAAATTCGAATCTTATTGTTAGAAATTATTTTATTGGATAACAAATCATCTACCACCCAAAAAATGGGAAAACAGCTGTCAACGATTGCATGAGAAAAACAAGAATGTAATGTATCCATCATAATGACAGGTTCGTCTATTATTTCTATATTCATATCGAGTTCGGGTAATGATTCAACCATTGTCATCGTTTTACTATTATAGAAAACATCCTTTTTGTATAAAATATCATCAAATAGAATCATATCTATAACCAAATACAAGACAAAAAGGTATCCGGAAAAACGAATTATATTTTGAAAAACGCTGTGTTTACAGTCTTCTGAAAGAAAAAATCCAATTCGGTATGATAGCGCATTCGAAATTGCCTCAATTCCACTTGGTAATATGAGGGTCGTAAAACGGGGTTGATATCTGTATACCATCCGGCAACTGGCTTTGGTATGGTTTCCAAAACCCGTCGTCTTGGATCGTTTTTTGGTATTCGATTGATAAATATCCCATTTCTAAATCGTATGATGTCGTCATAGGATAATATTTCTATAATCATATCAACTGGCATATTTACAAATGGCGACATAGCTATTGTAGATATTGAAAAAAATAGATAAAAATAAAATTATCGTAGTTGTAGAAATTTGGCCAAGACGGTTTTGTTTTTTTCTTGGAACTGTTGACTTTGTAATTTAGCCTCATATTCCTTTCGCATCATTTTGTCGCGCATTTCTCGTTCTCTTTGATCGAGCATTTGTTTCGCCGCAGAATCACTCATTGGATCATAGGAATGTTTATTTTGTTCTTGGCGGTATTGCTCGACAGTATTATATTGTGGCATATGTTGGAAGTCGGTTTCATTGACGGCAAACACGGTTTGATCTTTATGTACCTTTCGTAAATCATCGAATTTCAATTTTCCAAAAGGGTCGCTATGAACATAACCGCCACTTTTATAATCATCTTCATCGTCATCATATAATTTTGTAGCACCTGAACCAGATAAATACAAATCTTGGACACCTTGATATCGAACCATTCCCGAATTTTGTTGTTTAATGGCTTGGAAGGTTTCTCCTAAATTGTTGGCCGTTACATTTTTTTGAGGAATTGTCACACTGGTTCCGTCTTGGGCAAACCAATCATTCCGGCGTGGATCGGGGCGGTGCCCAAACCCATTCTGTTCAAAGAGTTCATTGAATTTATTTTGAAAATCCCCAGCAGGCATCTGTTCAATTGTTTTTGTGATCTGTTTTTGCATGCGTTTACTATGGTCGGGTTCTACTTCGGGTTGGTAGACTGTCGTCTTTTCGTTAATCTCTTGGCTTTGTCGTGCCTGATGTTTATAGAATTCCAAGATGACTTCATACGCTTTTTTATAAAAAAGAAAATATTCCGCCGAAAGACGCGATTTGTCAGGGTGTAGCATAAGAACCCGATGTTTTGCACGTTTCATATCCGAAAGAGTAATGTCATAGGATTTAAAATCAAAGAGTCCAAGAATTTCGTCAAAAGAATAGTTCTGAATATTTAAATTATGTGTCGCCATTATTCTGTGTAGGGAAAGTATTTTGAGCGAAACTACGGAAAATTGATTTGCTTTTTTCAATTGTAGACGAAAACACCAAATTAACAACCAATAACCAATAACCAACACCACAACAAGATGTCACGTCGTGTTCAGCACAGCAACAATCGTCGCCAGGCAACGCCTTTCTGTAAGGTCTGTTTCGATTCGGGTAAGTCTGAAGCAATATTCACCGGCCATTTCACCAAGAATCGTGACGGCAAAGTCACCTGTCAAACAATCTTGGCCCACAATTGCAAGGTATGTGGCCATAAGGGTCATTTCGAAGATCATTGCAGAAAAGGGAACAAGAAAGAGGCACCCGGTGCCCCCATAAAGAATATGGACGTCAGACCCATTACCGAGATTAATGATCTAACACAATGCAGCGCGAATTTGTTTGACTCATTGAGTGTTGACGATTCGACCGACTCGGATAAGGAACCCGTGAAACCACAGGTCTCTATTAAAAAGAGAATCACTAACTGGGCCGATGTTGATAGTAGTGATGATGAGAGCGTGTAATTTAGCGGTAGGTGATTTGTACCTCTAAAAAAATATGTCGAAATGTCTGCAAAAAAAACATGTATTTACATCCGTTTACATGTTTTTTACTTATTTAGAAGATATGTATGTTCGCCTTCATAAGGTGGGAAAATACACATTTTTGATATCTTTAATTGAATATTATTTTTTCGTCGAGCATTCATATGAAAATATCTATGTTCACAATCAAAGATACCTTCGCCGCCAAAATATTGTATATCATATTTGATCGAGGGCAATGCTATATCTGATTCCCGAAATAGCTCAAAATCGACCTCACTTTGATACCTACAATCTTTAAATTTATCTATTTTGTATATGCCAAATCCACCAAACGCTGAATCGCAAGACATAAATGATCCCGACAATCCCTCCATCCGCTTTTTAAAATTCGCGTTCATAATATTAATCAATTTCACCGGATTATCACAATGCCAACATGAATATTTAAATTCGTCAAAAGAAAGAGCCCAATAATCATAATAATTTTCATTATTAAAACATAAACCATCCCATTGACCTTTATGTAAAAAACCATGTCGTAATGCGTCAAGCTGGATAGGTTTACTGCAAACATCATCAAAATCCATCATAATAAAATATTGATAGTCGGCATATTTCGTATAGATTTCTTCTAACAATTCATTACGTGCTCTGGCAATGTTAACGGTACGTCTATCCGTCAAAGGGTTTTTATTAATTAAAATCGTTACATCAAATGTTCGTTTCATCTCGCATAATTTTTTCAACGTTTTATCATTTGAAACGTCAAAACTTATAATGATTTTTGTTGTAGAAAACAAGGACTGTATTTGTTGAATATTGGCAAATATCGATTCTATATATTTTTCACAATTTTTTACACATCCGCAAATAATACAAGAATTTTCCAACGTCATAAATTATATATAGATATTTCTCTATATTCTTGCCAGTTCTACATTATCACCAGTAGTTTTCAATTGGCATATTTCATTTTGCATTCTTTCTATCGTCATTTTCATCGTTTTGATTACTTCCATAAAATCCGTCTGATCTTCCCAGTGAACACTTTTATTAGGAGGTACATTCATCGGAGATGATGCCGTAACTGGCGCCTGATAAATTTCATAATTATCAATGTGTTGCTGTATTAATGAGTCCATGTCTTTAATCGGTCCGTCATTCTCTAAAGATATACGAAAATCAATCTCGGGTTGTACGTTTTGTTTTAACATGGTTGCGTATTCAGTTTGTCTGTTTAAAAATTTTCTATTCATTTCTTCTTGCTTTTGTTCTAAAATAAATCCACGTGTAACACTTTTGTCTTCCATCAAAGACAATTGATCGAAAATGGAAAAATCTTGTAGCTTCGTTGTATTGGCATGTGCAGTTATCGGTGCAGAAACCGGTGTCTTAGTATACTCAGAATACACATTTTGATTCGGATTTGATAAAGAATACGTCGCCGGATATAAATTCGACCTTTTCTTAAGATCATCGATCATGAATAAAATGGTATCTTTGTTCAATTGTCGCAATTCTTGGACTGTGAATTTTTTATTTTTAATAGCGGCATAAAAAAAACCTATTATTTTTTGAAACCATGCCATTTTCACTTCTTCTGGTACATTTTTCCATACATTTTGAAATAAGTCAGTTCTTTGAATATTTTCCCAAATCATGGTTTGGTTCTTGGATGATATATAAAGAGTCATAAGCTAAAATATTTACATAATAGAATATTTTTTACCTTACGCGATGATGGATGATATTGGAACAAAGGCACTTTTATATTTACTAAATAAAGCCTCATAGTTCTTTAGCTGATTGTCATTCATATAAAAACATTGTAATACAACTTGTGCTCCATAATTTTTTATCAGGGGTTCGGCATTACTATTTACAACTCCATATAAAATGGTGGTTTGAGGTTTTACAATGCGCATCAAATAAACACCCGGATCTGGTGGATTTGTCATTTGTGCAGTTAAATCATTTTCGCGATAGATTCGAACACGATCGCTCCCGCTAATCATGTTCGTAACATTAATTAAATTACTGCAATTTAAATCCGATGGATTACAAATGGCTGTTTCTATTTCAGGTGATGTAGTTTTATCCACGACTACGACGATTTTGCCTAATAAATCACTTAAATAGGAATCCGGTGTTACTTTTCCCGAATACAAGCGATCGCCTAAATCGTACGAGATACGTTTGGCGACTTCGGAAAACGCCGTCAATGAATGTGATTTTATACGTAATTGGATAAAAAGTGGATCGCCTGGATTCGGTGAAGTTTCCGTAAAGGCATTGGCTAAAATTGTATGAAATACCCCTGATAATGAAAGTGCCGGATTTTTAGAGGTATAATGTGTATAATCAGGATCATAGACAGCATCAGAGTAAGCTACAATGGGTACCCCCTCCTTTAAATATACCTCAAAATCCAAGAAACGGCAGCCGCGAGAAAGCACGTATTTTATCATATTCGTATTCATGTAACTACCACAGTAGGCAGAGTTAAATGCGGATTTTATGCAAAAATTTCGTAGAGTGGTATCTTGGACACCATCCAAAGAAAGATTGGCAATTCCTGAACCAGTTTGATTTGCTTGTTTAATTCGATTTAGTTGATTGGTTTGTGGGGATGTGGGAGTGTCAGAATACGGCAATGGTTTATAATTCGTCGGCGTTTTTAATAACTGTTGCCTTCGGATGGCAGTATATAATAAATAAACAATGATCGCGGTAAGTAAAAATAATATGAAATAATTGATAAACATATACACAATAGCGATAAAGTATTTTACTGATAAAAAAATATAAGCCAGATTCTATAGTATATTTTATATTGTAAAATGGCAGGTGGATTATTGAATATCGTATCTGCAGGAACTCCCAATATAATATTAACAGGAAACCCTACCAAAACATTTTTCAAGGTTACTTATTCGAAATATACGAATTTCGGGTTACAAAAGTTTCGCTTAGATTTTGAAGGATCCCGCGATTTACGTTTGAATGAGCCCTCCAAATTCACTTTCAAAGTAAAGCGTTATGCGGATTTACTAATGGATACTTATTTGGTCATGAATTTGCCCAATATTTGGAGCCCAGTCTGGGCACCAAATAAGAAAACGGGTGGACATTGGTCTCCGTATGAATTCAAGTGGATTGATAATTTAGGCGCTCAAATGATAAGTGAAATCGAGGTGCTTTGTGGATCGGTGACTATACAACGTTATTCAGGACAGTACCTATATGCTATGGTACAACGTGATTTCAACGGAGAAAAGAAGGCTTTATTTGATAACATGACGGGGAATATAGCTGAATTAAATGATCCAGCGAATTCACCTGATCGTGCAAATAGCCCACCCTATATGAAAGGTATTTATCCTTCGGCCAAACAAGAAGGTGTGGATAATACATTGGTAGCTGAATGGTTCTCGAAAAATCTACTAGAGAATTCTGGGTCCACAGGCGCGATTGGTGCTGAACCATCGATTCGTGGTAGAACCATTTATGTGCCCTTGAATCTATGGTTTACTCTCGATTCACGTTGTGCGTTTCCTTTGGTTTGTTTACAGTATAATGAATTGACCATTAATATTACTTTGAGACCGATCCAAGAATTATTCCAAGTGCGCAGTGTTTTCGATTTGTCGAATGGAATAATCACTACAGATAAGGCGGGAAATTCAGTATTACGAGGGCCGTATGTTCGACCCGATTTTAACCAAGATCAATTCCAAACCTACCGATTTTTACAAACCCCGCCATCCACTGATTTATCATCAAAAAACTATACAACCCAGATGCTAACATGGAACGCGGATACACATTTATTATCCACCTACTGTTTTTTATCTAAAGAAGAGCAACAGTTATTTGCCGCCCAAGATCAAGTCTATTTGATCAAGGATATTTACGAATATGATTTTTTAAATATATTAGGTTCCTCACGAATCAAATTATTTAATACGAATCGAATGGTTGCCAGCTGGATGTGGTATTTACAGAGAAATGACGCCTTTATGCGCAATGAATGGAGCAATTATACGAATTGGGAATATGAGGGCGTCATTCCATCCAATTATATGATCGATCCATCCAATGGCGGACTATACTATACTGGAAATTATAGTCAAATGAACCAAAGGGAAATCTTGGAAACGCTGGGTATTCTTTGCTCTGGTGATTATCGTGAAAATATGCAATTAAGTGGTGTATATGACTATGTAGAGAAATATACGCGCACACAAGGAAATGCCAAAGATGGAATCTATTGTTATAATTTTTGTTTAAATACGAGTCCATATGAATATCAGCCATCGGGTGCGATTAATATGAGTAAATTTAAATTAGTGGAACTAGAATTAACTACCTGTTTACCTCCGTTCGATGTTACCAAACCTAATTTAGACATTTTATGTAATGATGGTGGCGATCCGATTTCCATTTCGACAAAGCCATCTTGGGCACTTTATCAATATAATTACAATCTTCATTTGATGGAGGAACAATATAATGTGTTATCATTTATTGGTGGTAACTGTGGATTGATGTATGCACGGTAATATTCTAATGTATATGTATGACTATAGATTAGAATTATGGAAACGCTAAAAACAACTTGGAAAAAGCCCAAAATAAAAGAAGGTCTTGTACCTTTACGAAAAAAGAAACAGCATAATCCTAAAAATATACCCCTCTTCGAAAATCTCTATGAAAATCCGGCGGTGGATATCATAGAAGGATTTACACAGCCACAAAAAACCGAATCAAATGAACAACTTGCTTGTGAAGCACAGCTGGAATTAGAGGTAGCCATTGAAAGTGCAGAAAAAGATGATACAAATGGTTTTAAAGGTGTAGAAGGTGGTTTGTCGAAATTGAATGATAGTCATCCTGCGATAGGTGGTTTTTTATATGTTTTTTATTCCATTTTTAAAAGGACCTTCGATCAAATAGCCAACATCGATCAATCCATTGGACAATTTATCCTTAATTTCCAAGAATCTGTCAATAAAATATCCACAAAAATAGCCAATAGTCTTACACAAAATACGGCGACGGAATCAGAGATCGTCATCTTTAAAGACCAAATACTAAAATTCGTTACCATTTTTTTGACTTGGCTGTTTGTCTATAATTGGTACTATGTTATTTTCTATTTGAAAGAGGCAGATAATGTTCGATATACCTTTAAATTTGATTCAATGGATCCAAATCGAACACCTGGTACAAATATTGGATTACTTTATATATTATTCGGTCCAAGTTTGCGAATCTTGGAATGGCTCAATTATTTGATCGTGATTTTGCCGGCCTGTATCGCAAGAGAATGGAAAATGAGCAACAATGTTATTTTTATATTGATGTGTCTAATTGTCGTATTTCTAGTCTTAGTAAAATTCCAAACGACGATTATGTATAACTTCGTAGGATCATTCAATTATTCTAGATATTTCCAAGAACACTTTTTTGAAAATATGACAAAAATCGATCCACTTTTTATATCGACTTATCTATTTGTTTTTGGTTTTGTTTTTATCTATGCCTGGCAGATTTTTTTCGGTGTAAATACCGGGAAAGTAAATACTTTTTGCAGAGATCTCATGAGTTCGGGTAGCACGCTGGTTTTTATGTTTGGCGCGCTTGTTTTTTTCCTATCCTTTTTGGCTTATTTTGCCTATGCATTTTTTGTCAATGTGCCGATTGGTATTACCTTTTTTTACGGATTTATTGTGTTATATTCCTTTTTTGCGATCCCTTTTTATAGCGGAACCAGCAGTTTGGACACTATACAACATATGTCTCATGTTATATTTCAGTTTTCGTTGGCGACCCATGATGAAGACGATGATACAACCTTTCAATTATCCAAGATACCTACGTATATCTATAGGTTTTTTAAAAATACGGCAAATTGGACCATGAACTTCATCTTCGAAATACTCGCTATTTTGATTTTGGTATCTGGTCTTTGCATTTATTTAGCCAATTATCGTTCTACTTCTCTTGAAAAAAGTATGTCGATTGGTAATATTTCTGCACCCGTCCATGCCGCGTTCAAAAATCTGTTCACATGGTTGATTTTGATCAATGTGTTATTAATCATTTTGTTTGTTATGTACATCAGACATAAATATAATTGTGTGAAAGAATTGATTCGTTTAGAACAGGAAACCTTACCCGATGTTGGTAGTAAATACCAAATACCACAGAATAAGGCGACGCCCGCCCCACCAATTGAAACAAAATCATCAGGCTTAGCAAAATTGCCACTTCCTGTTCCCGCACCGATGCCCTCAGGTATATCTGTAGATAAGAAACATATCCCGACAATACCAAATATAGAAAAAATGTCAAGTCTTGCTGCTGCATCTTTATTGACGCATGGTCCGACAATTGTAAAAGAATTGCCGAAACAAAACAATATAGAAAACAAAGAAAGGGTATAAAAAATAAAATAGTAATACAAGAATGGGAAAAAAATCCAAACCATCGGTTTCAAAATCCGCTCCCGGAAAAAAGGTATTTTTGCCTATGGTAAGTGTTTGTACACCTACCTATAATCGCCGCCCCTTTATCCCAATGATGTTTTCTTGTTTTCGTAATCAGGATTACCCCATGTCACGTGTAGAATGGATCATTGTGGATGATGGAACGGATAAGATCGGGGATCTAATCGCCACATCGAATATTCCCCAGATCAAGTATTTCCCTTTAGATGAAAAACTGTCACTGGGTGCAAAACGTAATTTTATGCATGAAAAATCCAAAGGATCTATTATCGTATATATGGATGATGATGACTATTACCCACCCGAGCGCATTTCCCATGCAGTAGATACTTTATTGAAAAACCCGAAGGCTCTGTGTTCCGGTTCAAGTGAGATTTACATCTATTTCAAGCATATCCAGAAAATGTATCAGGGTGGACCCTATGGACCCAATCATGCCACCGCTGGAACATTCGCCTTCCGTCGTGAATTATTAGAAAAGACCCAGTATGAATCCCATGCAGCTTTAGCCGAAGAAAAGGCGTTTCTTAAGGATTACACGATTCCCTTTGTTCAATTGGATCCAATGAAATCGATTTTGGTATTTTCACATGAACATAATACCTTCGATAAGCGTAAACTGTTGGAAAACCCTCATCCCCAGTATTTCAAAGAATCGCCGAAAACGGTGGATGATTTCATTCGTAAACCAGAAGAGGCGGATATCAAAGACTTCTTCTTGAACCGAATGGCCGGACTATTGGATGACTATGAACCCGGAAAACCGTTTATGAAACCCGATGTGATCAAACAAATCAAAGAAATCGAGGCGGATCGTAAAAAGAAGGAGGAAGAAATCAGGAAACAACAGGTCGAACAAATGATGCAACAACAACAACAGGGTGGCGCGCAACCCATTATGTTGGAACGCGAGGGCCAGCCCCCTCTTGCATTATCCAACCAACAGGTGATCGAAATCATTAATCAGCAACAAGCACAAATTGCCCAAATGGCTACACGTATACAAGAACTTGAAAATGCGCTTCATATGCAGAGTCAATTGAAGCCGGTGTAAACGAACGAAAATTTTTTATCATTCGCCAAGAAAAACCCTGAATGATACAAAATCTATATATTATTACATATATATATGTAATATATAGATGGTATTACTGAAAGCCACAATATCGAAAAAAACCAAAGGTAAAAATAAAACGGCCAAAGTAAGAATAAATAAAATAAACTGTAGCCCTCTTGTCGCAAATCGCTCCGTTTTCTCGGATACCTGTTATACTGATGATGCAATTCAAAAGATCAAACGCGCTTATAATGAAAATCACCCCGATGATCCGATTGTTTCGACGACCCCCAAAGATATTTGGAATGAATTACGTAACAGACTTACATCTTGTAAAACAGAAAAATGCTGGCTGAACCAAATTGATGATCCATATGAACGCCAACAGCTCGATGATATTTTATTCGCACCGGAAAAACCGCCAGAATGGAAACACGATAAAAACTATTGGTTATCGAATTTCGATATTGAGTCTGTACTACGACAATATGAGATTTCCCATCCTCATTTCAAGCTACTCGGCCCTACACCTATCAATTATGACACGGTACTCAAAAACGGCAAATGTGTATGGGAAGAATTATGTAGGCTGAATTTACAGGAATTATGGAATCGCGGAAAACGGAATCTTGGAATCGTATTTAATTTAGATGATCACGATGGACCTGGCCTACATTGGACCTCCATGTTTGTTGATATGAAACGGGCAACCCTATTTTACTATGATAGCGCATTATACCCTGTTCCCAAAGAAATTCGACGGCTGAAAAATACGATTCTAAAACAGGGCTTGGAAATGACGCCACCCATAAAATTCAAATATATCCGAAATCGGCGGTCTCAACAGCGCACAAGTTCGGAATGTGGAATGTATGCACTCTATTTTATCATTACTATGTTAACCGGTGGTTTGTTGGAAAAAAATATTGAGCTGTTTCGAAACCAGCCGATCCCAGATAAAAAGATGGTTGAATATCGAAATAAGTATTTCAATTGAAATGGGTTTAAACATAGATATGATTATATTTTCATAGAATAATTATGGAAACGGAATCGATACAACTCCCTGAGAATTTTGTGGCTACGATCAATGATTTTACCAAAGATTTGACCACGACTTTTCCCGAATATGCCTTTCTGTGGAAGAAATGGGAGAGCCCACAAATAAGTGTGTCGGATGCAAGAGATTTATTTATCCACTGTTTAGGCGTTTTTCCCGAACGTTTTTTCGATATTTTGAATCAGAATGTGGATATTTTTAATAAAGAGGGGTCGGTGAATACTGTTTTCTTACCGAATGTCGATTTCAAGATCCTCTATCATTGCGGAGGCGTGAGTGATAAGACGCGACAAACCCTGTGGAAATACCTACAGTTGATTTTGTTCATGTTGGTGGGTTCGGTCAAAGACAAAATGGATTTCGGTGACGCAATGAATATGTTTCAGAATATGGATGAGACCGATCTCCAAGATAAATTGAAAACCACCATTTCGAGTATGGGTGATTTTTTTAGCCAGTTCTCTGGAGACGCCACCTTCGGTGGCGATACCGAAGGTGGCAATGAAAGTGTTCCAGAAGAAGAAGCCGAATCGCGGGAAACTGGTTTTAAGCTACCGAAACCGGAGGATTTACATGAAAAGTTGAAGGGTCTATTCAATGGGAAAATCGGCACATTGGCGAGAGAAATCGCCGAAGATATTGGAGGTGATATTGCGAATGTTTTGGGCGAGGATATGTCCGATGTGAAATCGACCCAAGATATCCTGTCGAAATTGATGAAAAATCCGGAAAAAATCAACGGAATTGTGAAAACAGTGGGACAAAAGCTGGAGCAGAAAATGAAGGCGGGAGATATAACACAGGAGGAAATGATGAAGGAGGCACAGGAGTTAATGAAGCAAATGGCCAACGGAGTAGGAGGAGCTGGTGGTGCCGGAGGCATGGCGGATATGTTTAAGACGATGGCCAAGACTATGGGTCTTAATATTCCCAAAGGTGCGCGTATGGATACCAATGCGTTTACCCAGTTGGAAAAGAAGATGAGCACAAAGGATAAATTACGCGCTCGTATGGAACAAAAGAAACAGAAGATTGCTTTGGAAAAGGCGGTCGAGGCCGCGAAAATGGCCAAACAGCATGAGGATTATCAACGAATGATGGCGACGAACCCCAATATTTTTACTACGGATGATCCCGCGAATTTTGTCTTTCGTATGGGAGATGAAAAGCAGGAAAAATCGTCGATTTTGCCATTAACAGCCGCCCAAAAGAAACGCCAAAAACAAAAGGCGAAGAAACAGGCAGAGAAAACGGCGACTGAGAACAAAGAAATCGGCGTAGAAATGTAGATTATATACGCGTTCATAAAAGATATAGTTATAATTTTTGTATTTACAATTGTATTTAGATACTATATAAATGCCACCAATCACAGTTGCGGATTTTTTGTTGCCTAAAAATGCATCATTAACTAACCAGACGATTACAGATACCACTACAAGTATCTCATCGAAATTAGCCGATCTCTCAAATAACGTTGCTCGAATTACGAGTATATATTTCAGCCCTTCTGGCGACATAATGACAACAAAGGCTGGATCTATATCAACTTACGTAAACGTTATTCCAAAAATGCAACCAAGTACAGTAATAATTGCTGATGTGTCATACAATTTTGCTAATAATAAGGGAAGAATGGGCATATTTCAATCTCTGGCTACAAATATTAAGTCGATTACTATAACTGATGGACCGATTCTAGTAGGTGCTAGCTCTATATTATTATATCCAGATGTTTTTACTAAAATGACTGCGGCATCTGTTTCCGTATCGGACGCAGCTGCAAGCATCAAACTGTATTTACCCGCACTTCAAAGAGATATTAGTAATATTGGAACTATAATCATGACCGGTTCAATTACATTAGATGCCTCATCAGTCTCTACATATCCAGGTGTTGTTGACAAATT